CTTTACGAAGTCATCTACTGCTATCAGCGGCTGATTTCCGAGGAAGACAAGTCCGAGGGCATCTACTGCACCGTCTTCCACAACAACTACTACGGAACCTCCGAGGAGCCGAAGTTTGCGAAGCACGAACTGCTCAACGGGTACGACGACTACCCCTTTGTCGTCACCAAGCTGGGCGAGGACAACAAACGTCTCTACGAGCTTGCCACGGTGCCCGAGCAACTACGCGGCATCCAATGGCAGGTGAAGGTTGAGCGCGACAGCCGCATCGACCGCAACAGCTATGCCACCCTTCCCGCCATTATGTACCCCGCGGGAACGCCCGCGCCTGAATGGGGGCCGGGAGTTAAGGTCGCCTATCGCCGTATGGGCGAGATTCAGTTTGGGCCTACTCCTGCCTACAACCCCGGCAGCGTGGAAATGGAGCGCACGCAAATTGAGCAGGCCGACCGTCTTATGGGTCTGGACCACCAGAACCCGATGTCCCGCATCCGCCAGCAGTTCTTCGTAGACAAGTTCCTTACCCACGTAAGGGACGTTCTGCGGATGACCTACAAGTGCTATCAGCGGTTTGGTCCCGAGCAGGTGTTCTTCCGCGTAACGGGAAATCCCGATCCGGTGCGCTTTGGTCGCGGCGATCCGAATGAGAACTTCGACATCAACATCAACTTCGATGTCCTGACGACCGATCCCGAGACCCTTGAGGCGCAGCTCAACCAGTTCGTCAGCCTCCTCCAGTTCGACCGCAATGGTCGCATCAACGTGGACCGGATGCTGGAGGTGATGGCGGCGGCGGTTAACCCCCTACTGGCTGATAGCGTCCTCCAGCCCGCTCAAGAGGCCCAGCAGCAGATCGTCAAGCAGGTCACCGACGATCTGTCCAAGATTTACGCTGGCATTGAGGTCGGAGCCCGTCCTAACGGGGCTCAGGTCGCAATGCAGGTCATACAGCAGTATGTGCAGCAGCCCGACGTTTCCCAGCGCCTCCAGAGCGACGAAGCGTTTCAGGCTCGCCTTCAGAAATACCAGTCCCAGTACGTCTTCCAAATGCAGCAGGCTCAGAATGCTCAGATTGGTCGTCTGGGTACGCAACCGGCGCAAATGGGCGAAATGCAGACTCAGGGTCTGAATGCAACCGGGTAAACCGGGCTTCTAGTTCCTCGTATCTCGCGTTGTAGAGAATGTCATCTGCCGCGAGGATGCGCCCGCTGATCTGCTGAAGGGCTTCCGTCTTCACATCGTGGAGCTGGCGAATCCAGTACTCCCGGCCTCCCTTCACATCCCGGAGGAAGGCGAGGAAGTCTTGGCTATTGTGCAGTCTTTCTAGGGCTTTAGGGTCCATAAATCTGTGCCCAAGCGGGGCTCCAACCCGCATCTTCGCTCAATCCCCAAGGGGTTGCCTTCCACGCCGGTGGGCGGGGCCTTGGTAGAACGCCCGGAATCCGAGCCAGCGAAATGCTATGCTTTGCACCATTGGGCGTCTAATAGCCTCAGCAATAGGGCTCTAGGTCAAGCACTAAGTCTACTGTGGTAGGATTCCGGCCATCGCATTCGCCGGGGCGCAAATACGGCGGTTCACAATCCTATGTCAGAAGTCGTAACGTCCGACGCGGCAGACGCTAAACCCGCCGTGGAAAACAAGCCAATGACGGATCAGGATTTCCTGTCCTCCCGAATTGCCAAGCGTACCAAGGTGAAAGCCGAAGTAACGCCTGAAGCGGCTCCGAAGGAAGAAGTTCCGAAGGATGAGGCTCCCTCCAAGGAGGGCGATTCTCAGCCCAAGGAAACGAATCCAAAGGAGGTTCTTTCTAAGGACATTGACGAGTTGACGGATGAGGAGATTGCCGAGCTTGCCCAAAAGGGTAAGAGCGGTCTTCTCAAGCGCATCGCTGAACTGACTGCCAAACGAAAAATGGCTGAGGAGAAGGCGGCTGCTCTTGAGGCTGCAATCGCGCAAGCGAAGCAGCAAATCCCCGAGCCGAAGGTAGAGAACAACCCTTACGCCAACGTAAAGGACATCAGCGAACTCCAAGGCAAGCGCAAGGAGGTCGATGAGGTCATTGAGTGGGCTGAGGAGGTTCTGTTCCGCGCTGAAGACCTCTCTGCAACTGACGTTGCGGCGACGGTGGACGGCAAGGAATACACCAAGGCGGACATCCGTGATTCACTCCGTAAGGCCCGCAAGGCCCGCGATAAGTTCATTCCGGCGCAGTTCAGCGAATTGCAACAGGGTGAGCAGCGGAAACAGCTTGAAGGCAGCTTTAAGCAGCAGGCCCGTAAGGAGCTGGGTTGGCTCGATGGCGAGGACAACGATACCCGTAAACGCTATGAGGCGATGGTCAATGACCCCCGTCTGATGCGCGTGAAGGAAGCTGTCCCCGAGATCGCGCCGCAGATTGAGTACCTCATCGCTCACGCAGCCAACTCTATGTATGGCCGCAGGGTGATTGAGCCGACCTCCAAGTCGCCGTCACTCAATCCTCCGTCAAATCCCTCGACCAATGCATCCGTCTCTGAACGGGTGGATAGCCGGGTGGAAAAGTCCCTGAAGGAAGTGGAAGCCCGCTTTAAACAAACAGGAAGCAGCAACGACTTCATCGCCCTCCGTGCAGCTCAAATCTCCAAACGTAAAACCTAATTAGTTATGTCGTTCTCGAATACCTACGATACCACCTCGCCCGGCAGCGCGGCCCTTAACCGCGAAGACTTGCAGGACGCTATGTCGATGCTGTCCCCCTCTGAGACTCCCGTTCTCAGCACGGCGGACAAGTTCAAGTGCAATGGCACCTTCGTTGAGTGGGGCGTGGACAAGCTGTCCACCCCGACCTCCACGGCGGTCTCCGAAGGCGCTGACGTTACTGACTTCGACGACAAGTTCGAGTCGGTCGCCCGCCTTGGTAACTACGTCCAGAAGCTCCGCCGGTCCTACCGCGTGTCGGACCTCCAGCAGGCCGTCTCCTCGGTTGGCCCGCAGGACATCGCTCGTGCGGAACTCAAGGGCGTCAAGGAACTGAAGCGTGACGTTGAGAAGACCCTCCTCGGCACTCAGGACCGTGCGGCTGAGAACGGTGGCGGCGTCGCTTACACGATGCGCGGCCTCGGTGACTGGATTGACTCGGCTGGTCCTTCGGATGTCCCTTCGGACTACCGCACCCCGTCCGGCTCCATCCACAGCTCGGGCACGTTCAATGAGACCGTTCTGAACAACCTGATCACCTCGATCTATCGGGTGTCCGGTGTGACGAACAGCCTCACCCTGATCGCTGACACGGCTCTTCGCCGGGTCATCAGCGACTTCGCCCGTGCTGACAGCTCGACCGGCCCGATCCGTACCTTCAACAGCAATTCGGCCTCTGGCCTGATCAAGCTGTCCGTTGGTCAGTATCAGTCCGACCACGGCATCGTCACCATCGTGGATATGAACCCGGACTGCGCGCCGGACACCACGAACAAGGACACCGGCTACCTGATCAACCCCGAGTACTATGCGGTTGGCGAGCTGATCCCCCTCGGCTCGACCCGCCTGCCGAATCTCGGTGGTGGTGAGCGCGGCTATGTGGACTGGACCGGCACCCTCAAGGTGGCGCATCCGGGCGCGCACGGCAAGATCACCGTCCTGAGCTAACCCCTAACCAAGGAGACATCACAATGGCTAAAGTTACTGTTAATGAGGGCAGCGTCTTCACCGATTACGTCCGTCTGGACTACAATGATCTGATCGCTATCGGCAACGGTGGCACGCGGGTCATTGCTTCGATCCCGGCGCACGGTGCGGTTGAGCTGGTGGGTGTTGCTAACACGGTGGACATCGCGGGCTCTAGCACGCTGGTCATCGACGTTGGCACCACCTCCGCTGACCCGGACGAGTTCATCAATGCGCTCGACGTTGACGCGATGACGGCTCCCGTGTTCAACACGGGTGACCAGTACACCGCTGGCACCGCGACGAACACTTCCGGCCTCACGCAGGCGGTCAAGCAGTCGGCCTCGGCGGCGGACATCTACATCAAGGTCACGGATTCGGCTGTCGCCTCCCTGACCGCTGGTGAGATCATCATCGGCCTCCGCATCGTCGATCTGGCGAAGTTCAGCTAAGACCAGCCTAGGCTGTTACAATGGGGCTCCTCCACACGGGGGAGCCCTTTTTTATGCAAATCATCACCGCGCTGCCCGGAGAAGGGGCTGTGAAGGATGCCCTAATCCGCGAGATTCGGACTGGGTTTGAGCTGATTAAGGCGAACGAGAAGAAAGAGGAGATTATGGCGGCGCAGGAGGCCCAGCGGTGGAAGGGTCATCGCACCATTCCGGGTTTGGGTAAGGCGGTGGCGTTCTATCCTGCGGATGAGTATTTTCGGCTGATTACGAAGTACGGACGTAAGGAAGTGAACAGCAAGGAGTTCATCCGTTACCACCAGAAGAAGTTCCCGCATCTCTGCCCTAATAAGGTGTAATGCAAACCGACACTTACAGCAATCTGCTCACGCTCGTTAAGGCGCTGTCCGGGAATACCTCCCTGACCCCGCAAGAGGAGACGTTGATTGGGAGCTTCATCAATCGGCGCATCTACAACGCCTATCGCCGGTCGTCCTATTGGCCCCGGTATATGGTCTTGGGGGAGGCGCGGGCGGCTAGCTCCAACGTCATTCCGTTCGATCAGGTGACGCTGAACTCGATTGATACCTTCCTTCGGGTTTACGACCAGCAGCCCTATCTGACGAACAGCGTGGACGAGTTTGAGTTCGTGGTCACGTATGACGGTGCGCGGGTGTTGTCCAACACGGACAGCCTGACGACCTTCTACGTGGACTACAAGAAGCGGTGGGAGGGTGACTACAACAACACCACCAACCAGAATGTTCCGCTTGAGTTCTTCCACTACGGGGCGCACGCTGCCTTTGCGGACTTCCTCCGCTACGATGGGCAGAACGACAAGGCTCAGGCTGAGGAGGGCTACGCCGAGTCCCTTCTTGTGCTAGAATTGGAAAACGCTATGAACCAACGGAACGCCAACCGAGTGGCGTCCCGGTTCCGCAGTCACGCAACCTCTCAAGCCCGCTTCTAAGTTATGGCAAACTCCCGCATCGTCAACACCCCGTCTCAGGCCATCCCGCAGAACGGGGCCACGCACAAGCAGAACACGATTAGTTCGACTGCTGAGGACATCATTGATTTCACCCTCCAAGCTGACACGACGCACGTGTTTGTGCAGTTTACGGGGGCTAATGCTCGCGTGACCTTGGACGGTTCGACGAGCCCTACGACGAGCCTTGGCTTCCAGTATCCCGATGGTTCCACGGCTTATTGGACCCGCACGCAGGCCCTGAAGGCCAAGGCGATCCGTGATGACTCGACGGACGTAGTGGTGGAGATTCAGGAGCTGAACTACCTGTAATGCAGTTTGACGTTCCACTCCTTGTCCGGCCTTTTACGTCCAATAAGGGGCTGACGCCGCTTAACGCTGACCGGGAGTTCTGGGGCGATGTGCTCCTTAGCCGTCCTCAGACGGTGGAACCTGACATCATTTACAGCTTAGTTACCTCATCTGGGGATAGGTTTATCGACAGCAGCAGCAATCAATTCATAGCCGTCACCTAAAATGGCCGACATTCGCATCAATTCACTTTCAACTACGGCTTCGTCCACGGCTTCGGACGACTTTCTGGCTGTAGACGGCACGACGAACGGCACGCGCAAGCTGAATGCCTACAGTCCGACGTTCGGCGGCAACCTCACCGCATCAGGTGGTTCAATCACCGTCAGCGGTGGTGCATATCCAATTTTTTATGCCAACGGCACAACCGGAGGCAACTTTACCATTCAAAAGTCCGGCGTTTCCTACGGGACGTTCTACGGTAATGATACCAATACGGTTTTGGATTCGGCAGGTTCTGCCAATTTAATCCTTCAGACCGGAGGCGCGACCCGCGCTACGCTTACATCAACCGCGACTACTCTTACCGGGACGTTGACCCTTACCTCTACTGACGCAAAGCTGCTGCTTAATGCGTCGGGCGTCGCGACTCAAAAGAGCCTTATCGCATCAAATGGTGGCGCGTCCGTAAATTACAACGGACTTTATGCCACCTCCAACTGGACCGACGGCAATGCTCAAGCCAACTCCGGCCTTAGTTCGTGGCGCGTAGACGTTGGTGGCTTTGATGCTTTTACGTTCGGCTCCGATCAATTTGCCGTTGGTCGCGCCCCCGCTGGAAGCACGACATTCTCAAAACTATTCACCGTCACCAGCAACGGAAACGTGCTCGTCGGCACGACGACGGACTCC